GAGAGAGAAAAGATTATCAGATACAAACATACAGCATGTTGACTCTGACGATGCTGGAGCTTATGTGTTTGAAAGCTGGATCGTAGAAACCTTGGACGATAAGGCTAATTCGGTTTACGGGTTAGGAGCACCTATCGGGGCTTGGTGTGTTAAGATGAGGGTTACTAACCCCGAGACTTGGGCTAAGGTTAAGTCAGGTGAACTAAAAGGGTTAAGTATCCAAGGTGACTTCTTAGATAAAGCTGAGTACGAAGCCTACATGAAGGAAAAGAAAATGTATACTGACTTAGTTAAACTTGTCAGTACTCTTTAATCCTTTTATAAACGGTGCTATCACGAAGAACACTACGTATAGCACCGTTACTAATATCCATTTGTCTGCCATAATTAACCTATATTTAAAAATCTACCGTAATATCCTGCTAATATAAGAGCATCAGTATCGTACATTTCATAAGCAATACGATCTGGAGTTTTGTATTTTTCCACTAAAGCACCAAATCCATATTTTTCAGCGTTACCAGAACGAAGAATTGCAAATCCGATTTGTGTTTCAGAATTAGTTAAACCCATGCTTTCTAATTTAGAAGCAGTTTGTTTTGCGATGTTGTTAATTTCTGTAGTTGTCATATCTTTTTTGTTATTGATAAAGCAAATGTAAGATCAGATCCCGGGTAAAAAAAATATTTCAGTAGAAAATGCCATATAATTCTAAATCTATATTTAGTGGTATACGCCCAATTTTCAAAAATAAATAAATAAGTATGTTCAAAGAAAAACTAAACCAAATTAGAGTCATATTAGGACTTGAAGTAAAGTTAGCATCTGACCAACTGATCGACGGAACCACAGTAGAAGCTGAAGAGTTTGCGCCGGGATTTCAGCTATTTGTAGTAGCAGAAGACGGTACCAAATCTCCTGCACCCCTGGGAGAGCACGAGACAGAATCAGGTCTAAAAGTAGAGGTTGATGGTGAAGGTAAAATCATCTCTGTAGAAAGCAAAGCTGAAGAAGAAGCCCCAAAGGTTGAAGTGGAAGTGGAAGCAGCAGCAGAAGACGAGATTCCAGCCTCACAAACTCCAGAAGAAATAGCTAAAAAAGAAGCAGCAGTAAATGAAGCCATGAAAAAAGTTGTTATGGCTTTAGAAGAAATTGCTACTGAAATGGCTTCAATGAAAACTAAGATGGCAGAAATGGAATCTAAGTATGCTAAATTCGCTAAAACTCCAGGAGCTGATAAAGCACCTAGAATTACTAGAGGAGAATTCGCATCACAAACTGATTCACTAGACGCTAGAATCGAAGCTTTAAATAATTTAAAGAACGAAGGTTTCTTTAAGAAAAACGTATAATAAACAATAACAAAAAAAAAAATATAAAATCATGGGATTTAATTTAGCCTCATTAAACACATTTACCCTAGAAGATTCTGGGATATTGATTAGCAAAGCAGTACTTGGTGCTGATCTTATGCAGTACTTGGATGTACGTCCAGGTTACCCTACCGCTACTGTATCGGTTAACGTATTAGGTATGACAGCAGGTTTCGCAGCAGCAGCTTGCGGATGGACTTCAGCTGGTTCTACTAACTTCACACAAATCGAAGTAGACAACGCAAAATACAGCTGGAAGCAGAGTCTTTGTTTAAATGAATTGAACCAGTACTGGTTATCGACTTCATTAGACGCTTCAGCTTACGGAGAAAGACTTCCTTTCGAACAGCAAATCGCTGATCAAATGATCGCAGAAACTAAGAAATATGCTGAAAGCATCTTAGGTAACCAGATCATCAGCCAATTGACTGTAGCAAACGGAGCAGCACAAGGTCCTACAGGAGCTTGGAACTCTTCAAATGCTTACGATAAAGCTATCGCTTCTATCGATGCACTTCCTTTAGCAGTTGCAGATCGTGATGATATCATCATGTGTATGTCTTACGCTAACTTCAGATACTTAAACACTAGTTTAATTTCTAAAAACCTATTCCACTACAACACTGGTAATCCAGTTCAAGCAGGTTTAGGTCAATCAATCATCATCCCTGGAACTAACGTAAGAGCAATTCCAGTTGGTGGTTTAGGTACTTCACCAAAAGTTTATACCTTCCCAGCTAAACACGCTATCGTAACATGCGGACTTGTAGATGATACCAACCGTATTTCAGGCTGGTGGTCACAAGACAACCAAGAAATCAGAATGATCTCTGAATTCAATATGGGTGTTGGTATTATTGCTTCTGAAGCAGTTTACACTCCTGGTGCATAATCAACCCAATTTACGGAGCTAGGCGAAAGTCTAGCTCCTATTTAAAAAACTAAAATAAAAAAACTAAATAATATGGCTTGTAATTTAACTTCCGCAATAGCATTAGACTGTATAGATTCTATTGGTGGTATTAAGACAGCGTATATTGGGACAAATATTGTAATCGCATCTACAACTTATGATGCTAACAACCAGATTACAGGTTTGACAGGTGCCACTGGTACTTTCTACCAATACGAACTTCCAAAAGATACTGCTTCTTTCACTGAAACTTTCAACATCTCTAACGTAAACGGTACTGCATTCTACGATCAAGCTATCACGATCAACGTTCAGCAATTATCTGCACAAAAAAGAAATCAATTACTTCTTTTAAGCAGAAACAGAGACATCAAAGTTATCTTCCAAGATAACAACGATAACTTCTGGTTGCTTGGAAAAGACCGTGGTGGTGTAATCTCTGCTGGTACTTCAGTAACAGGAGTTGCTCCTGGTGATGCTAACCAATACAGCATTACTATCAGTGCTCAAGAGCCTGATATGGCTTACGAATTGACTTCGCTTTCAGCGTTGTCAGGCTTTACTATCGTAACAGCTTAATTCACTAAAGCAAACACCTAAAAGGACTAGGAAACTAGTCCTTTTTTTTATGTCAATTTTGTGGGGAATCATATTTAGTATTAAACACTGTAATTTAGATGATAAATCTTAACCAACTTGCATCAAATGAGTTTGTAATCTACGCCAATACCATCGATAATGATGTACAGGAATTTGGTGATTACTTTTTGATAGGATTTCAGTCTGGATTCACTAAAGAATGGACTTATGTTATTCCGTTCGTGCTTACTAGAAACTCTAGATACCTGAAATTTGTTATCACTTTGGTGGCAAACATTTCAATAGAGGATCCAGCAAACGGGGAAGTTTATCTAACACCAAGCGGAAATTGGGATTATAAGATCTGGAATACTAATTACGCAACATTAGATCCTGCAATTGGTACCTTAATCGATAGCGGGCAAATGATACTAAACAATCAGGCTCCGCCAGAGGTAATTTTCGAAACTTATGTGAGTGCTAACGAGGATTTACAATCGGTTATCTTCGCTCCGGCAACTGGACCTAGCGAACCTGTTGTTTATCAATCTAATAACGAACAATTACAGTCTTATGTTTATTATACTTCTAACGGAATCTGGAACAACACAAGCAACGTTCCAGAAGCGGACCAGAATGAGTGGGAAGAAAATGTATAAACTGACTAAAACATATTTAATAAAACATACATCTAATAATGGCTGATTTAACCGGTAAGAGAATACAAAATACCTACGGAGGAATACTAAATATAGGTTCTCAAGGAGTTTCAGGTACACTTCAAACTGTAACAGATGGTTTTGGTAACCCAATGCCCTTTCAGATTTCTGATACAACTGTAAACTTTACAGGTAACGTTACCGGTATTGGAATTACAGGCGGTTACGGTGCAACTGGTCCCACAGGAGCTGGTGGAGTTCTTGGATACTACGGTATTTTCCTAGATACAACCACCCAGACTAATGCTAGTCCTTCCGCAGCCAATGTTTTTAGACTAAATACGACACTATCGAACTACGGAGTTAGTATTGTTGACAATTCTAAAATAACCGTATCAGAAGCAAGTATTTTCAATATACAAGCAGTTGCCCAATTCTATAAAACTTCACCAGGTGATGACGTTGTTCAGGTTTGGTTAAGTAAAAATGGGGTTAACGTGGTTGGTTCAAATAAATTATTTACCCTAAATGGTGCAGGATCAATTGAAGCTGTTACCTTAACCTACCAAGTTGCTGCTAATACAGGAGATTACTACCAAATATACTGGAGTTCGACAGACACCACAATGCAAGCCCTGTTCCAATCGGCAAGCACATTACCAAACAAACCAGCAACAAGTTCTGTTTCGGTTTCCGTAACCCCTGTGGCTTATACACAGGTAGGTATGACAGGTGCTGCAGGATCTTCCGGATCCTCTGGATCTTCAGGAAGTGCAGGATCAGCAGGTAGTGCTGGAACTTCAGGAACAGCAGGTACATCAGGAACCAGCGGAACCAGCGGTACTTCAGGAACCAGTGGTACTTCAGGAACCAGTGGAACTTCAGGAACCAGTGGAACTTCAGGAACTAGTGGAACCTCAGGAATAGATGGTACTTCAGGAACCAGCGGTACATCAGGAACCAGTGGAACTTCAGGAACCAGTGGAACTTCAGGAACCAGTGGAACTTCAGGAGTTGACGGTCCTACAGGAGCTGCTGGAAGTAGCGGTAGTTCAGGGATTAACGGAGCTACAGGAGCCACAGGAATTGGTCTTGGTTTAACTACTAAAGTTATTCCTTTTGATAGTTCTACTGATCCTTGGACATACCTACCAACAGGAGGTTATAGTTCTACTTCTTATAAAGATTTTACATTTGCAACACCTTTTAATACTGCAAATTATAGCATAGATGTTCAAACAACTTTTAGCCCAGATCTAATTGGACCTACCGGATATTCTCAATCTTTAGGAGGTTTTGGTGATGTACCATTTTATATTACAAACAAAACAAATACTGGATTTAGACTTTATATTCAATCTCAACTTGACAATGCTAATCCAGCTAATTATGCTACCGGATACGTTCAATGTATAGCAACTGGAGAAACTAGTGTACCAGGTCAAGACGGATCTTCAGGATCTAGCGGTAGTTCAGGATCTAGCGGTAGTTCAGGAAGCAGTGGAATTAATGGATCTTCAGGAAGTAGCGGAGTTAATGGATCTTCAGGAAGTAGTGGAATTAGTGGTACTTCGGGAATTGACGGAACCTCAGGAACTTCAGGATCTAGCGGTAGTTCAGGAATCAGCGGTAGTTCAGGAAGCAGTGGAATTAATGGTACTTCAGGAAGCAGTGGAATTAGTGGTACTTCGGGAAGCAGTGGAATTAGTGGTACTTCGGGAATTGACGGAACCTCAGGAACTTCAGGAATTAACGGTACTTCAGGCACTTCGGGAATTAACGGAGCTACAGGAGCCACAGGTTCAGGTGGTAACGGACCGGTTATTAAATCTGCATTAGCAAATCCTGCTTGGCAGCTTATAGGTGGATCCTATGAAGCATTTGTTACTTTTGCTTCTTTTGGATATAGTGATTTTTCTAATGGTAATTACACAGTTGTTACAACTGAAACAGCCACATATGCACCATCCCAAGTAGCTGTAACTTATACAGGAGCCACAGGATTCACAGTTAAAAATGGGGTAGGTTCTGATGTTGACTTCAACTTTATAGCAATTCAAACTGGAGATGTACAAGCTAACGGTAGTTCAGGTACTTCGGGAGCTAGCGGAAGTTCGGGAGCAGCTGGTAGCTCAGGAAGCAGTGGAGTTAACGGATCTTCAGGAGCTAACGGATCTTCAGGAAGTAGTGGGGTTAACGGATCTTCAGGAGCTAACGGATCTTCAGGAAGTAGTGGAACATCAGGAGCAGCAGGAATATCCGCTGGTCAGGTATACTATTTTAACGAAAGTCAAAATTCAGGAGTTACCGGATATAAGGTGCTTTCACCTGATCCTTCAGGAGCTGCTCAGCAAACTGTAACCACAAGTTTAACAGGTAGCCAACAAAATGTATTGGTTGCTGACTACATAACTCCAGAATTAGGATTTAGTGTAATACCTGGCGGTGTACAAAGATTCCATTTAAACTATTTAAAGCCGGCATCTAATGACGATATTGATGCTTATACTGAAATACAATTAGCTGATTCGACAGGAACACCAATCGGACCAACTATAACATCAAGCGTTGCTTTAATAGGTTGGGTTAGTGCATCAATACCAGTTGAGGTTAATCTTGACGTTGTGTTACCTACAACAACAATAAATCCTACCGATAGGATGATTGTTAGGCTATATCTTAATAACAATGAGTCTAGCTCAAAATCGGTTGTTTACTACACTGAAGGTGCAGCTTATTATTCATTCATATTAACTTCAGTAGGAGCTATTGCTGGAACTAGTGGAACTAGTGGAACTTCGGGCACTAGCGGACAACAAGGTGCTACAGGAGCTTCTTTATCAGTTACTAACCCAGGAGCTAATAGAATTATAACTTCTGATGGTACTTCTAACGGAGTAGTTGCTCAGTCTAACTTATATTACGACGGATTCTATCTTGGTATTACCGGTCAAGCAGTTTCTAGATACTATAATAACGGATCAGTTTCGTCAACAGACACAGTAAACTGGAACGATTCAAACGTACAAGCTTTAACCTTAACCGGAAACACTACACTTACATTTACAAATGGTGTAGCAGGTGGTGTTTACAACCTTAAAATAGTACAAGGTGGATCAGGTAGCTATTTAATTACTTGGCCAGGATCAGTTACTTGGATTGGAGGAGCGCCAACACTACAAACTGCAGCTGGTGCTATAGATTTCGTATCGTTCATTTACGATGGTACAAGTTATAATGGTCTTTCCGCTATATCAAGTGTTGGACCTATTGGACCTACAGGACCTACAGGAAGTGGGGGATCTACCCCAATAAGGCTAACTAACCAAACTCTAGCAACTGGAGGTTGGGGACTTACCGGAGGTTATTATCAGTATACTTACTCAAACGTAAATATAACGCCTTCAACAACAGTAGATTTCACCCCTTATAATGATTATAATTTCACGGTAGTTAGTGCTAGAATACTTCCGTATATTCAATCAGGCTCTGGATCTTGTATTCTATATTCACTATATGCTCCATCAGGACAAATCGTAGGAGACGTAATTATAACAACAGTTTCATAATATGGCATTTAATATACCTACACAAGTATCTCTATCTAAATATAGACCAGCAATACCCGTAACCCCTTGGACAAGAGCAGGGGATTGGCCAACAATTACTAACGCAACAGAGGAAGTTCAATTCCTTGTTAGCGATTTATGTAGGGGAAGATATAGTATCAGTACAACATTTACTCAAACCGGAGGTGTTGGTAACATTTATATCGATTGGGGCGATAGCACAACAACTACTATAAGTACTACAACTGCTACCACAACTAATAAGACTTATACAATAGGTTCGGGTACTCCTTGTAGTAGAGGCTATACAACTTTTAAGATTAGAATCTATGGTGATGCTGGAACTAGAATCACCACAGTAAATTTCCTACCTCCGTTTTCTGGTAGAGCTAATTCTACCGCTTATGGAGTACTAGAAGCTTATTACGGAACTACGACTATTACAAACATGTTTAACCTATGGGGATTTGGAGGAGGTGATTCTGGGGCAAGACTTTTAGAATACGTTAAGTTGCCAGAAACTTTGCCAGGTATAGATATGGATTCCGCTTTTCGTGGATGTATTGCATTAGAAAAAGTTGATATGCCAACTAGTGCGAGCAACATAAATCTTAGATCCACATTTAGTGGTTGTGTTGCCTTGCAAACATTAGAATTTCCATCTAACGCTATATTAGGTGATTGCTTTAACGGATTTAATGGATGTTCTGCATTAACATCAGTTACTTTACCTTCTTCAGTTACATCTATTACAAGTTTAAGCGGTACTTTTCAAAACTGTAGATCTTTAGGTAATTTGATATTTCCTACTGGATTAGATGCTTGTACAAATTTTACAAACGCATTTAATAACTGTAATAATTTAATTACAGTTGAAATACCGGGATTTTATACCGCGCTTGCTACTAATGATGTAACTTTAAATGCTACATTTCAAGGTTGTAGTAGTTTGCAGTACGTTAAATTACCAACTACATATAGATCGGGTTTAATTTTTAATTTAACTTCAGCATTTCAAAGTTGTAGTTCGCTTTTATCTCTTAATCTTTCAGGGATGCCTGATATTAATAATATGACAAGCGCTTTTAACAGTACTAGTTCTTTATCTACGGTTATTTTTCCAGCATCGTGTCCTAGTTTGTCTAGTGTAACATCTGCATTTACTAGTTCAGGTATTCAAGAAGTTAATTTACCTAATACTTCCGTTCCTATTACTGTGAATAATACATTTACGACTTGTAATACTATAAGTTCAGTTACAATTCCTGATACTTGGACTATTACAACAATGGCTAATACTTTTAGTGGTTGTAATGCACTTCATACCGTTAATTTACCAGCTAATTCTCAGAATTCTCTAGGTAGTATGGATTCCACTTTTAATAACTGTGTATCTTTAAAGAATGTAACATTACCAACTTCATTGACAGGCGTTACCACTTTAAGTAGCACTTTTAATAACTGTCCTAATTTAACTTCTGTTACTTTTCCTTCTACTCTGAATTTGTGTACTACTATGGGTAGTACATTTTCTGGATGTAGTGCTTTAAGTTCAGTTACTTTACCTACCTCAATGAGTGCTTGTACAGCTTTCAGTACTACTTTTCAAAACTGTATTTCGTTAACTTCTATAACAATGCCGGCAACGGTAAACGTAACAAATTCTTTTTTAAATTTGTTTTCTGGGTGCTCGGCTCTTAGAACAGTTACGCTACCGACTACACAAACAACTGGTTTAACTACAATATCTTCAATGTTTAATAATTGTTTTAGCTTAACTACAATTAATAACACAGCAAACTTAGGAAATAATAGTACGGGATCTACAACATATATTCTTGGTTCCGGAAATGATGGTATGGACAGTTTAACAACATTATCATTTAATACTAAATTTAGTTCTATAAATATCAGCGGAACTGCTGCCATACCTACAGCATTAACTAGTTTTAGACTACTTAATAACGGAAGTGGACAATA